GAGTACGCCTGGACGACCAGCTCGTGGACCCTCATCGCCTGGAGGACGTCGAGGCGGCGCCTCCGGTCGACTTCCATCTTGGCGAGGTCAGACCGCGTCTGGCCCACCTCGGCGGCGAGGCGGAGCCTCTCGGAGTCGTACCCCTTGGCAGACCGCTGCAGGCCGTCGAGCCTGTTGCGGAGGGCGACGACCTCTGCGTTCTCCTCGTTGCGCAGGGCCTCCTCCAGCTCCGACAGGCGGCGACGGCCGTCCTCCAGGCGCGCGTCGGCCAGGGCCAGATCGTGCTCCTTGCGATCGCGGGTCACCTCAAAGCGAGCCGCCTCGGTCGCCAACGTGGCCTTCATCGCTCGCAGCTGTTCCAGCTTGGAGACTCGAGCCGGCAAGTCGTCTGCCTTGAGCACGGTCAGCGACTCTTCCGCCTTCTGCACCCTCTCCAGGGCCCGCTGCACTCGTTCGCGCTGCGGGTCAACGCGGTCCTTCTGCTTGAAGGCGTCCTTGATGAACTTGCAGCCGGGGTACGAGTCACCGCAAGGCACGTCGTCCAGGATCTTGAGGGACTTCTCCTGCTGCTTCAGCAGGGCGGCGTCCCTCTCGTGGGTGGCCTTCAGGGCCTCCAGCGACGACTCCAGCGTCCGCAGCGACTCCAGCCTCTTCTTCAGGGCGTCCAGGTCGTTGTCTGCCAGGACGGAGTCGACCTTCTGCGCCTTCTTCTGCCTGTCGGCAATCTGAGCGTGGGCCTGCTCGAGCTCAGCGCGCAATTTTTGGGCCCGAGACTCCTCGTCGGCCACCCAGTGGCGTTGCTGGTCGACCTGGTTCTGAGTGACCGGCTTGAAGTCCTTGAAGGCCGCCAGCTGTGCCTGGACGTCAGCCAGGTCGTGGCCCGCCTGGTGCAGCTGGCGGTCGCACTCCCGGATCTTGGCCTCGTGGCCCGCCAGCGCCTCCAGGAGCGAGGCCTCCAGGCGCTGCCAGTCGCGGTCAGGCAGTTGCTTCAGGGCCGCCTTGTTGGTGTTGACGTCGAGCTTGGCCAGCTCGTGCATCTTGTCGAAGATGTCGAGGTCCAGGAACCTCGACAGGTCCTTCCGGCGTTTGGTGGTACCTTGGTTGATGAACAGCTTGACGTCGTCCTGCGCGGCGATGGAGGTCAGCAAGCAGTCCTCGGGCGTGCCGATGAGGCGGCGGATCACCTTCTCGGTGTCATTGCGTTGCTCGCCGGCCAGGTCGTGTGCGGTGCCGTCCCCAGCGATCCGAAAGACGTTGAGCTGCGTGCCCGCGTAGTTCTGGCCCTTCTTGGTCTCGTACCTGACGGTCTGTCGCTCGATGGAGTGGTTGGTGCCGTTGACATTGATGACAGACCGGGCATAGCAGTACGGGTGCCTGACATTGATGACGTGCAGGTTCTTGACGTTGCCGCGGTCTGTCGTGTTGAAGAGCCCGTAGAGGATGGTGCCCACCACCGACGACTTGCCCCGGGCGTTCGGGCCGAAGATGCCGACCACGCCCGAGGCCTGGTCGAAGTTGATCGCGTTGCCCTTGCCGTAGGCGAAGGTGTTGTCCCAGGCCACGTGCCGGAGCGACCACTTGGTGTTGCGGACCACGTCATCGCCGTCGAGTGCCTGCTGCAGGTAGGCGGTGACCTGGTCCCTGACGGTGGCCCACTCGTCGTCCGACAGGCCCGCCTCCTTGTGGTACTCGCGGATGAGCCGCATCAGGACGTCGGGGTTGCGCAAGTCGTCCTTGACTAGCGTGGTCGAGCCTGCCGAGATGACGTCGCGGTTGACCCTCCTCTCGCTCTTGAAGGTGACCTCCGACGCCTTCATCTCGTTGCGCAGCTCGAGGGTCAGCTGGGCGACGTCCTTCTGGGGGAGGACGTCGCGGTTGCGGATCCGGAAGCGTGCACCCATCGGGTGAACGCGAGAGGCCTCTAGCGTGGCCTCGACCGTGCCGGCCCAATCGACGGTGACGAACGGGCGAGGGTTGGGCAGCTCGCAGAACTTGACGTCGAACCGCTCCTTGCTGTCGATGTCCCACAGCAGGAAGCCGTGGCGAAGCTCTTCAGCGTAGTTCTGCTGGACGGGGCTGCCCGGGTAGGCGATCCACGGGCGGTGGGTTCGGATCCTGACCTTGCTCACTTGATGACCTCGGCCCCCGGGTAGCGGTGAAGCTCAGACTCCTCGACTTCCATCTCCACGAGGCGAGTGCCCAAGTACTGCATCTTGTGGATGTCCCCCAGCAGGCAGAAGTCGAACCGCTCAAAGAAGTCGACCGTCAGGCCTTCCTCGATCAGCCAGTCGCTCTCTGTCGTGGCCCCGCGGACGGGGCCGTGGTAGCAGGCAATGTTGACCTTGCCGGGCACGGGCTCCACGTCGCGCCAGCCCTCCTCGTCGAAGAGGCTGAAGATGCACCAGCAGTAACCCGGGACGAACTCGTACGTGCCGCTCTTCTTGTAGAGGTGCACCCGCGGGTTGCGCAGGGCCTCCACGATGGGAGAGATCGCGTCTTGCCGTGACAGATTGGCCATGTTGAAATCATGGTTGCCCAACGTCATGTGGACTTCAGCGACAGACGCCAGCGAGTTCAGCATCCAGCACATGAAGTCAATGCACTCTGGCGACATGCCAGACGTCTTGGTGTGAAACGTGTCGCCTCCGACAAAGATGTGCTGAACTTTGACGTCTTTGCATGAATCAACAAATGCTTCGAACACCTCGCGATATTCGTCGTGTCTTGAGAGCGATCTGACGTGAATGTCAGCAATGTGCGCAATTCTAATCACAGGCACCTCCGATAACGCGATCTGATGATGCCTCGATCATCGCACAGCTTCTGCACCCGTTTTTTCACGGAACACTCAGTCCGCGACAATGCTTTTGCAATTGAGCGTGCCGACATCCCCAGTCCATAAAGACGCATCAGTTCTTCATGTTCTTCTGCAGTCCATTCCTTTCTGCTAGCCGGCACATTGATCTTGCTGAGGCCCAATTCACTAAACCAGCGCTTAGCGGTCGTCGCGCTAACATCATACTTGGCCGCCAAAGCGTCCCAAGTCATGGTCCTACCGTCAGTTTCCAGTTGAACAACGTCATCAGGTGGGCGAGAGACCAGTTTCTTGCGGTACGCAGGATCATTCCACAGCGCACTAATTGTCTCTGAAAGGCGTTGTCTCGCCTCTTCAGACCATCGAGCTCCAGTGGGTCCCGGACCGCCCAGGCAGAGGTTCGCTCCCCATCCACTATCAAGGTACGGACACGTCTTCAGCTGTTGGATCAGCCTCTGTTCCTCCGCAAAACACGCAGCCTCATCTGAGGACGACAGCACGATCTCTCGCCTGTGACCGTACTTCTTTGCGATCCGATGCCAGACGACGTTTCTCGCTGTGACGTCCCTGACTCTGTCATCGTTGCCTTTTCCAACGTTGAAAGGCCGAGGAGGCTGCTCTAGCGTCCAGTCAACGTACGTGTGCCACATGGTAACCACGACAGTACATAACCGTTGGTCTCTGTACATCCGTGATCATGAAACATTGTACGATAGTGGCATGGAAACCAAGGACTACAGCAGGCGAACCAGCAAGATGTACGACGACAGGGACGGCGACGTCGTCACCCGATTGGATAACGGCACGATCAAAGTGTGCGAAGGCGAGGCACCCAAGATGGCATTCTTCCTCGTCCCGTGCGCCAAACCGCAAACAGAAGACGAAGTTCCATCGATCGACTTGACAGTCGAGTGCTACGTCCGGATGGACGCCCTCTCAAAGGAGACCCGCAATTCGATCAGACAAGACCTCGGTCTGCCTATTCGGCCTTAGTTCAAACTATTCTCACAGGCGGATGAGGGCCGCGTGGTCGAGCCTGTCGAAGAACGTCATGTTCCAGTCGAACGGGCGAGCGGCCTTCAGGGCTGCCCTGAACTCCTGCCGGGTGGCGTCGCCCGGGTCGGTGGCCACCGCCACCATCGACACGTCGATGTTGTAGTCTGCCAACTTCTGGGCCACCCGCGGGGCCTTGGTCAACCGCATGTCAGCATCGAGCGCCAGGGCGACCGGCGTGCCGTGGGCGACGATGGCATTGAACAACGCCGATTCCTCGTTGAGGTCGCTGCCCAGCAGGGGCACCGCGTTGTCTCCGCACTTGACCAGGTCGAAGGCGCCCTCGCAGACGACCAGCTGCCGCGACCAGTCAATGTTGATCTCGTTGAAGATGACCTGCCTGCGGTCGCCCTCGGGCGACTCGTACTTGGGGCGCTTGCCCCTGTCGATCGACCTGCCGACGTAGTGGTTGAGGGCCCCGTCACGGTCAAAGGAAGGCATGATGACCCGCCGGTGCCACGTGGCCTCGTTGCTGTACCCCAGCTTGTAGAACCACAGGTCGTCGTCCGTCAGGCCGCGGCCGTACAGGTACCGCTTGCAGGCGGCCACGTCAGGGTCCCGGCTGCGGGTGTTGGCCAGCAACCTGAAGTCC